AGTTTGCAGAAATTACAGAAAGACTTGAGAGATGGAACTGTTGGATTAGACCAAGTTATTACTTTTGCTAAAAAGTTAAATATTGATTTTGCTAAGACAGCAGAACAAGTCGCAAATTCATCAGCAGATGCAGGGCAGAGACTTCAAACACAAATACAAAATATATCTATAGAAATAGGTTTAAAACTTATTCCTGTTGGTGCAGCTTTGCAACAACAATTTTCTGAGATAGCTGATTCTATAGCTAATAGTGAAGGAGCAATAACAGCGTTAGTAGAGACTTTAAAATTTTTTGGAGGGTTTCTTTTTTCAACTATTGAATTACTTAAATTAGCTGTGAGAGGAACAATAGATTTTATAAATGTTATAAATCATTTAGCTGTTGGGCAAATTGATAAAGCTTCAAGAATTTTAAATAAAAGTGTTGAAACAACACTTAAGGATGTGGACAAAAATATAAAAATACTTAAAGGTATGTCTGGAAGCAATGATGGCACAACTTCTGATGATAGTGGTACTACAAATACAAATACCGATGGTCTTGCAACTTTAACAGGGGATGAAGCAAGCAAAGCACAAAGTATTTTAGATAAATATAGAGAATCAGTTTTAGCAGTAAATGAGCAAATAGCTAATTCTTTTGTGAACACATTTAAAAAATTAGAAGATAGCTTAGTCGAATTTGTACAAACTGGTGCTTTCAACTTTAAAAAACTTGCTCAATCTATAATTTCAGATATTACAAGAATATTTATTAGGTCACAAATAATAGCTCCTTTAACAGGAGGACTTAGCAATATATTTGGTGGTAGTAGCCCTACTAGAAATTTGATAGATGCAGGCACAACATTTAGTTCATCTAATCCTATTCAAGGTAATTTCAACCCATTTGATACTGGAGACTTTGTTAAATATGCAAAAGGAGGTGTTTTTGCTAAAAACAAAATTGTTCCTTATGCAATGGGGGGCATAATAGATCGTCCTCAAATTTTTCCATTAGCTAATGGAGCAGCGTTAGCTGGGGAGAGTGGGCCAGAAAGTATCATGCCATTGAAGCGTGGTAGGGATGGAAAACTTGGGGTTATAGCAAATGGAGGAGGAGTTGGTAATATAGTTGTGAATGTAGACGCTTCTGGTAGTTCTGTTGAAGGGGATTCTGCACAATCAGAACAGTTTGGTAGAGCTTTAGCTGCTGCTATACAATCAGAACTTATAGAGCAACAAAGGCCGGGAGGATTATTAACTTAAATGGCTACTTTTCCATCAATAGAACCTAGTTATAGTGTCAAGAAACAACAAAAACCAATTACTAAAGTAGTGCGTTTTGCTGATGGTTATGAGCATCGTTTAATGTTTGGTATTCCAAATCATCAAAACCCTAGACAATATAATTTACGTTGGGAAAACATAACAGAAGACGAAGCTGATACTATTGACTATTTTTTAAATGAACGTGCTTTTGATAAGGCTAGTTTTGATTATGCCCCACCAAGAGAAGCTTTTACTAAAACAGGAACTTATGCACAAAGTAGTACAACTATAACTATTACTATTACAAATCATAGATTGTTTGCAGGGGATTCTCTTGTTGTAGATTTTACTTCTGGCTCTTCTGCGGATGCTACTTATATTGTTTCTTCAGTAACTAATGCAAATGTTTTTGTTGTTACCGCAACCAGTGGAGCAACAACAAGTGGTAACGTATCAATCACCAAGACAGGTTCAAGTAAATTTACTTGTGACTCTTGGACTAAAACAATTAACGTAGCTAACCTTGCAAATATTGACGCTGTTTTTATTGAAAAATTTGAGCCAGCATGAGTACTGATCCTGTATTTAGTGACATTCAAAAGGTAAACCCTTCTGCAATTATTGAGTTGTTTACTTTAACTTTAGATAGTACTTTGCATGGTGCAACAACAGTATATAGATTTCATGCAGGGACAAATTTAGATGCAAATGGCAAAATTGTATGGGCTGGTAATGATTATCTTAGATTTCCTGTAGAAGCTACAGGTTTTGCTTATAAGAAAGGACAGCTTCCAAGACCTGTTTTAACAGTATCTAATATGGGTTCTTTGAGTATCTCAGCAATACTTTTAACTGTTAACCAAACAACCCCGGGTAATGATTTAACAGGTGCAAAAGTAGTAAGGATTAGAACAATGGCTAAATTTTTAGATGCAGCAAATTTTTCTGGTGCTACAAATCCTTTTGGTACTCCCGATAATACAGCAGAATTTCCACAAGAAATATATTATATAGATCGTAAATCAGCAGAGAATAGAGAGATAGTTTCATGGGAACTTGCAGCAGTTTTTGATCTCGCTGGAATTAGGTCTCCAAAACGTCAATGCACTAGATCTTTGTTTCCTTCTATCGGTACTTTTAATCAATGAATTGGAAAGATGCAGCATTGGTTCATGCGAAAGACCAAGATCCTAAAGAAGCAGTTGGCCTTTTATTGAATGTAAAAGGTAAAGAAAGATATTATCCTTGTCAAAATTTAGCAATTACAAATCATCAGGAATTTATTTTAAATCCAGAAGATTATGTAAAAGCAGATAATTTAGGAGAGATATTAGCTGTTTTTCATAGTCATCCAGTTACACCTCCGACACCTAGTCAAGCTGATCGTATTAGTTGTGAACACAGTAAATTACCTTGGTATATTGTTAATCCAAAAACAGAACAATGGGCTGAGTTAAAACCAGAAGGATATGAACCAGAACTTTGCGGAAGACCTTGGGTTTGGGGAGTGACTGATTGTTGGTCATTAGTCAGAGATTGGTATAAACAAGAAAAAAGAATTGAATTGATAGATTATGAAAGATCTATAACTCCAGAACAATTTTTAGAAAATCCATTATTTGAGAAATATGCAGAAGATACAGGATTTAGAGAACTTGGGAATGACGAACCTCCAGAAGTAGGAGATGTGTTGTTAATGTCTATAATGCACCCAACTTTAAATCATGTAGCTATTTTTCTTGGGGATATGGTTTTACATCATTTAGCAGATAGACTATCTTGTAAGGAACCATATTCTGAATGGTTATTAAAATGTACTGGTAAGAGGTATCGTTATGCTTCGTAAAGTTAAATTATATGGAGAACTTGCAGAGTTTGTAGGACATAAAGAACTTGATGCTGTTGTAAAGAACGCAGCAGACGCTATTAGATTTTTAATTAGTAATTTCCCAAAGTTAGAAGCGCATATGAATACTAGATATTATCAAGTTTTGATTGGAGATTATGATATTGACGAGACTGAAATTCATAATCCAATAGGTAATGAAGATATAAGTATTGTTCCTGTAATTAGTGGTGCTGGTGGTGGATTAGGTAAAACACTTTTAGGAGTTGCTTTAATTGGAGTTGCTATAGCTTCTGGGGGAGCAGGGTTTATGGCTGGAGGAAGCTTTGGTTTTGCTGGTGCTGGTGCAATGGCAGGGAAATTTAGTATTGCTGCACTTGCAGGGAATATTGGTATTGGCTTAACTCTTATGGGAGTTAGTGAAATGTTATTTCCACAAACAAAACCTGAGATGCCAGAAGATGATCCAAGAATATCGTTTAGTTTTTCTGGGGTGCAAAATACATCGAGAGCCGGAACTAGCCATCCGATTGTATATGGAGAAGTTGTAACTGGATCTGTTGTGATTTCGGCTGGTATTGATACGGATCAGGTACAAGCATGACAGATAAATCTATTAGAGGAAGTGGTGGGCCACCTCCTACACCTCCAGCCCCATATCGTGCGCCTGACACTTTAAACAGTAGACAGTTTGCGACTATACAAGACTTGTTATCAGAAGGTGAAATAGAAGGTTTTGCTACAGCATCAAAAGAAGGTAGAACAAAAGGAACAACTGCTTATAATAATGCAGCATTAAAAGATATATTTCTAAATGAAACTCCAATATTAAAAGCTACTGCTAATTCTGCTAGTCCAGCAGATGCAGACTTTAATTTTCAAAACGTAGGCTTTACTCCTAGATTTGGTACTTCTAATCAAACTGCAATACCGGGAATTGTTAGCAGCGAATCTACAACAGCAGTAGGAGTTACGGTATCATCTTCTTCTGCTGTTACTAGACAGATAACAAATACAAGTGTTGATGCAATAAAAGTTACGATTACATTTCCTCAGTTACAAAAAGCAGAGGACAATGGTGATTTAGTTGGTTCTTCTGTTTCTTTAAAAGTACAAGTTCAATATAATTCTGGTGGTTATTCAGATGTTATTTCAGATACTATTACAGGTCGTTCTGCTGATGCTTACCAAAAGGAATATAGGGTAAACGTAACAGGAGCTTTTCCTGTTGATATAAGAGTTGTAAGGGTAACATCAGACAGTACATCATCTGCACTTGTTGATGCTTTTACTTGGACAAGTTTTGGAGAAATAGTTGATGATGCGTCAACATATCCTAATAGTGCTTATTCTAATTTAAGAATAGATTCTGAACAGTTTAGTTCTATCCCAAAAAGAGCTTTTCGTATTCGTGGAGTAAAGGTAAGGATTCCGGGTGCTGGTGCTAGTAGTTCTGGAACTCCTACTGTTGATTTACAAACAGGCAGAATTGTATATCCAGCTAATTATATATTTAACGGAACAATGGGAGCAGCCCAATGGTGTAGCGATCCAGCAATGATACTTCTTGACTTGTTAACTACGGAAAGGTATGGATTTGGTACACATATAACAGATGCAAATATAGATTTATTTAGTTTTGTTGCTGCTAGTAAATATGCTAACGAATTAGTATCTGATGGTTTTGGAGGACAGGAAGCTAGATTTAGTTGCAATGTAAATATTCAATCAGCTAAAGAAGCTTTTGAATTGATAAAGGATTTAGCAAGTGTTATGAGATGTATGGCTACATGGTCTGCTGGATCTATAACAATTACTCAAGATAAACCAACAGATTCTAGTTATTTATTTAGCTTGGCAAATATCACTTCAGAAGGTTTTAGTTACTCAGGATCAAGCTTAAAACAAAGACATTCTGTTGTAAGCGTTGGCTATTTAAATCTAGATAGCAGAGAAATAGATTTTGAAATTGTTGAAGACACTACTGCACAAAATAAATTAGGAATTGTAAAAAAAGATGTAAAAGCATTTGCCTGTACAAGTCGTGGGCAAGCTCAAAGGTTAGGTAAAGCAATATTATTTAGTGAGCAACAGGAGTCTGAGGTCATAAGCTTTTCTACCTCAATGGATGCTGGAGCTATAGTTAGGCCGGGTTCTGTTATAACTGTCAACGATCCTGTTCGTGGTGGAGATAGAAGATCAGGCAGAGTAGCTGCTGCAACTACAACTCAGATAACAGTAGATGATGGGCAAGGTTTAGATACTTTTGGCGGTAGTAATCAAAAGATAAGCGTGATAATGCCTGACGGATCAGTAGAAACAAAAACTATTACAGGTATATCAGGACTTGTCGTTACTCTTAGTTCTGCATTATCAACCACACCAAATGTTAATACAATTTGGTTATTAGAGAGTGATACTTTACTAGGTCAAACTTTTAGGGTTATTACAGTAGAAGAACAGGATGGTATTAATTATTCGATTACAGCACTAACTTATGTTGCTGGTAAGTATGCAAATATAGAATCTGGTATTAGTTTGCCAGCAAGAAATATATCACTTCTTAACCAACCTAAAAATCCTCCCTCAAACTTACAAGCATCTGAAAGAGTTGTTGTAATAAACGCTCTTGCAGTAACTAAACTAATTTTATCTTGGGTATCAGTTACAGGTGTAAGCCAATATCTTGTTCAATATAGATTTAACAATACAAACTGGATCAGCACTATTGTATTTAGACCTGACTTTGAACTTACTGGTACAGAAGCAGGGGCTTATGAATTTAAAGTTTATTCATATAATGCAGCTTTAAAATTATCAGCAACATCTTCTGATCTTACATTTAATGCAGTAGGTAAAACAGATCCACCGGGAAATGTACAAAATTTATCTATGGAACCTATTACTAATAAATTAGTAAGACTTAGGTGGACAAAAGCTGTAGATCCTGATGTTTTACATGGTGGAAGAGTTTATGTAAGGCATAGTAATTTAACCGATGGTAGTGGTACGTTTCAAAACTCAGTTGATCTTGTTACTGCGTTGGCTGGTAATACTACAGATGTGGTGGTTGCGTCTTTAGAAGGAGAATATATCCTTAAATTTCAAGATGACCAAGGAAACTTCAGTACAGGAGAGGCTAGTGTTATACAAGATTTACCTGATTTAATTGATACTCAAGTAATATTACAAGATAGAGAAGATTTAGATTCTCCTCCTTTTGCTGGTGTTGACACAAACACCACTTTTAACACTACGGCTAGTGCATTACAACTTACGAATCCAGCTACAAACGCAACTGGAGAATATGCCTTCAAAGATACTTTAGATTTAGGTGCTGTATTTTCTCTTGATTTGAAAAGAGTTATACGTTCTATTGGTTTTATTATAGGTACAGATATAGAAACCATTATTCCAAGTGGATCTTTCTGGGATAATTATGCTATTGATGGTAATTTTGATGGTGCAGCAGCAGATGAAGCAAACTGTCAGGTACAGGTAGCAACTTCACAAACAGCATCAGGAACTTTTGGAGGGTTTAATAACTTTGCTAATGGAACATTTAAAGGTAGAAGATTTAAATTTAAATTAATTTTAGAAACAACTAATGTTT